TAGACCTGCGTGTGGCATCGCGACTCCTTATCTTCGTGTATGGTTTACCCTAGCAAAGGAAATTGAAGGATGTCTAGTGTTAGAATCCTCCCTCATCCCTTCCCCGCAAAGATCGGCGGGGTCTGCTGGAGGAGGCCAGGAGAGACACCTTTGCCCTCAGGATCAGGGATCGGCATCTCCCCTCTGGCCTCTTGGATCATCTTTTCTGGGTTGCGAATCTCTGCGGCTTCCAGCACGGCCTTCCCTGATACGAGTGGTTGCGGGAGGAGATGCAACCCAAGCATAGACTGCGCTCTCGCCTGTTTCGAGCCTGGCGCACTGCTTCCGGGTTCGATCGCGAACCGCAAGAGCCGAAACTTGGTCGCCTTCTCCTGTAAGGTGAGCGGCTTGCCTCCCCCCACGAAGAATGTCGTTCTCCCCGTGGCATAGGCGGCGGTTTCCTCTGTTTCGCCAAGGAACTCGTTGACCTTCTCTGGCGGGACGAACTGAATGATACGGGCAGTGATTTTCTGGCCAATCCGTGCCATGAAGTCTTCCAACCTCGACGCACGCGCACGTGTCATCAGATTCCCGCCTTCTTGCAGCCCCTCAAGGGCTTGACCCGACTGAAGCGAGCCCGTGCCGCCTTCAAGCGTCAGACCTGAGACGCCCATGATGGCCTGTAAGTAGCTGAAGATCTCCCGCGCCAGCGCAATCTTGTCCTGGCCAAAGGATGGCGGCGATTGAAGGGAGACCGTTGAGTTCCTTCGCTTTGAGAGGATATTGATCCCTTTCAGCTTCCGCATTCGGGTTAAACTCTTCGTGTCCAGCGCATTCTGGTCCTGGATGAGGTTCATCATGTTCAAGGTGATCTGGTTCTGGATGTTCCCGTCCATGATATCGTTGAACGCGACCTGCGCCAGCCGCATCATCTCGGCGGCGGACATCCCCCATGGGTGCTCAGGGTCTACGCCCCAATCAAAGACATCCACTGGGGCAAGCCCGTCCCCATAGGGGTTAGGCCCATCATCAAGCAGGACATCCTGCGTAAACAAGATGCGCCGGCGTTGAGGAAACGCGAGATCCCCTCGAACCCGTGTCTCGCGGTCGATGATCGACAGGTCGTAGAAGGCGGCCATCTCGATCGTGTCTGATGACTTCTTGCCTCCCCCAAAAAAGGATTCATGCGGGGATTCCACCTCAGTATTTGAGGAGGTCTTGTCTGCGGTCACGTCCGCCTTCACCGCCGATCCCCGGTGAGGGAATCGCTGCCGGAGCCAGGCCAGCGGGACATCACGCCGGATACAGATGTACTCGGCATCGTCAATCATCGCCGCTTCGACCACGCCTCGGTGTAAGGAGATCTGTTCTTGGTGCAGCATCTCCACTTGGATCGTGCCGCTGACATTGCTATACGAGACACAGGCTCCCGCCGCCCCTTCAATCGCCGCTGTATGGGCAATGCGAAAGAGCTGGCGTTGGGCGCGGCTTTCTTCCCATATCACCGAGCGGATGTACTTCTCTAGCACATCGGACATCCCGGCGAGCGACGGATTCACCGATTCGATCCGAATGATCGGGCGGTTGTCCGTGAGCTGCGCGACCATACGGTCGATGAACGCTTGCACGATGTTCAGACTGAAGATTCGGTCAGCTTCGACATGGCCTTTGGGCCGGAGCTTCCCTCGGTACGTCTTTCGATCGAGCACGATGTCTGAATGCTTGCGGAACCCCTCGCGGGACTCTCGGCCTTCAAGCCAGAGCGATTTGCTGTACTCCAACAGGTCGCGCTCGTCCCGGCTCTTCCCTGAGGGGGTGTCGGTGTCGATGCGTGAGGTGAGCTTGGCCACTAGCTTTTAGCCCGCCTTCCCCCAACCAAGCTCTTGAGCAAGGTTCCGGTGTCCATGGCATACCGAGCGTTTGCGGCATGTTTCACGTGTTTGTCTCGGTTGTCGGAGACTGATTTGAGCTGGGCTTGTCGTCCACAGGGGACAGGACAGGCATGAAGGGTCTTGAGCGCGGCAGCGCATTCCTCACTGTCTGGCCCGAACGCGGCTTCGGCATCCTCGACCAGCACCACAAGCGCCGGTTCTGGATCGTGACAATACCGCTGGCCTTTGCGCGAATACGGAAGGGCAATGATCGCATGGCAATGCTCACACGCGAGGACCTCCTCCTCAACCGGGGTTCGGTTTGCCTCCACACCCACATCGGGGGGGAGGGAGGCATCGGGCATCACGAACGAGGTTTCCCCTTGTTCATGGACGCGCTTAATGGCGGACAGCATGTACTCAGCCATCGACCGTTTGTGCGCTTCGACGTTCCCCATGAGGAGCGATTGATGGTCAGCGTCGAGCACCTCGAAAAAGGTGTAGGCAGCGGTCTCAAGCGTATGGGGCTGGGCATCGACCTCGATCGAGGGATGGAATCCCGCTTCCATCGTCTTGACCATGACGGTGTTTAGCGACACGCCTGACGCCGTGCTTTCGCTTCGGATCATGGCTTCGAGATGGACCGGCACGCGAAACGACACCACCCAGGGCGCATCCTCCTTAAAGTACTGACGTGCCACAGGGCCCTTATCCACAGGCACGAGGACCTTCTCCACAGGGGCCGGGTCCTTCACGGGGGTTACAGGCTCATCTGTCTTCGTCATTGCGTTCTCCTTTATATAGGGTGGCGGGCCATCGATTAGATCCAGGCTTGGCCTCGAGCGTCTGGCACTTCGTTGTTGTCCTCAATGGCTTGGGCCAAGCTGAAGCTGTTCGCTTTAGTGGTATGCAACCGGGTGACCGGCGCGGCTTCGATGACGGGTCGTCCGTCATGCTCGTCAGCCGATCCGATCAACGCCAGCATGTACGCATTCATGGCATCATCTGTCGACCCCGACGCGGCACGCCATTCCCCTTGGTCCACTTCAAGAAACGCCACCATCTCCTGATAGAGATACGACGAGTGAATGAGCGGGCGGTGCTGGGTCACGGTCAACATCATATTGTTAATCAGCTGGGTCTTGCTTTGTTTCGTGTAATGAAACCCCATTTTCTGGGACATGGCATCCCTCGCATCCATGTGGTTGCGCTGTTGCCAGATCGCAGGGTAATCAAGCCGGGTTAACGCCGACAGGAGGGCCCATCCCCAGCCTCCGGTGACATCAGGGACGATTTGGGCCGTATTATATACCATCCCGAGCCAGTAGATCCTCTCTTCAAACTCTTTGGACGCGGGATCGGTCGAGGTGATGCATTCCGCGACCTGCTCAAGGGTGTCGCGCCGGATCACCTCAATGGCAGTTTTATCCCCGTCGCTCCCTTGCCCACTGGCAATATCTACGCCCATATCATAGTAGACCCCATCCACCGGGCGTTGCCAGACTTCGATCGCGCCGCCCACGGACGGGTGTAACCCTCGCTCGTCCACCATCATCCGCTTGCCGGGAGCCAGCCCCCGTTCCATGGCTTCAAGCATGGTATCCGACATCACGCGCGTGGTGCCTGTCGGCAGCACCCAGGACTCTTGCCATGTCAGGGGGTAGTTCTGCCGAAACATCGACGGGTTCTTCGCGTACTTCGGCTGTTCCTCCCTCCGCCACACGATATGCGTGACGGGGAGTTTATGGAGCGCCATCAAGGCCCGCTCAGCCACCGTCAGGGTGAACCCCTCAGGCACCGGGCGTTGGTAATCTTTATGGAGATAGGCCGGGATGAACGTAAACTCATACTCGTTCTCCCCGCGCATCGCCGCTTCCGCAAACTCTTTAAACCAGGTGCCGCCGTAGCGTGATGTGCTTTCCAGCACCGCCACCGAGCAGCCCCAATCGTTGTCCTCATACGCCGAGGCTTCAGAGAGCGTCGGGAACAGGGCGTCATTCATGACATTGGCCGCATTGCGGAACCGCGACATCTCCGTGACATGCAGGAAGTCATACGTTTGGGTGACCCCGACGTTCGCATCGCGGGCATGGCCCACAGAGACTTCTGAGTTGAGATGGCTGAAGCTCAGGCGGGTGCGGGACTCATAGTTCGAGGGGGGTTTCAATTCTTTCGGCAGGTGGCGGTAGAACGTAAGGTCCTGCGCCACAAAGACTTCGATACTTGAGGGTTCGTCATGCGTCACCAGCAGCGATTTGCGGTTCTGATGAAACCCGGTGAGCCAGAAGCTCATGCCCCTGACCAGCGTGGTCGCGCCAACCTTTCGTGGCTTCCCCCAGATCTGTCGGATCTTCCCCGTCTTGCGCTTTTGGGCGCGCATCTTCTCCCAGAGCACTTGTTGCACCGGGTTCCATGCGAACTTCTGGGTGGCAATCGACTTCTTCGACTGGATGGTCAGGTAGGTATTCGAGAGGTACTCGTAATCAGTTTGGCAGCGGTAAATCTCCCGACTCCAGAGCCCGCTGACCATGCGAGCCCGGGCATCCTCATTGTCATCGATGCCGGGGGTCATGTCGCGGTTATCCCCACTCGCGGAACTCCTCATCATTCGTATCCCCAATGGGAGTATCGCCCACACTGGCCGTCGGAATCGGATCGCGTCGCACTTCCTTATCTTGGGCTTTGAGCACATCCTCGGCGACCACCGACGTGGCAATCTCCGCCAGACTCACATACGGGAGGGCTTCCATCAACCGCACGCTATCCGGGGGACAGCCCAGCCGCGCCCCAATCGCCCGTGCCAGCCGCGCCTGTTGTTCGTCATCCCGTCCCGCCGCCTCCGAGGTGTGCGGCATCGTGCGAGGCAGACGCACCCAGAGCAGCCAGAAGGTGGCCACCGTCGCCGTGAGCAAGAGGCTCATGCCGATCTCCATCATGTCCGCTCCTTTTCGCCCGCGCCGCGTGTCCCGCCGGCGTACTGTTTCCCCCAGACATCCACCAACTGGCAGCCTTTACAGCGAAACGCCCAGGTGTCTCCGTATTCATGGGTCGGGGTAATCGCACAGCCACAGTCAGGGCAGGGGCGTTCGCGGCTGCCTTTGGGTTGCGACATCGCGGCGAATTTGCTCTGACTCACGTCCCAGGCGTGCAGGGTCATCGTCAGGGCATGGGGTTGGCCCATCAGATCGCCCTTATGCACCGCCGGGCGTCCGTCGGAGAGCAGAAAGAACTCCTCCGGCATCTGATCGCGGCGGGGATGGAGCGTGAGCTGGTTACAGCGCATTAAGCGGCTGAGTTCCGCATCCCATTCCTTCTTGCCGACTTCGGTGAGAATCGGGTCATCCGTCATCATCGTCCTCCTTGGGTGAGGGCAGCCCCTCGGGGTCCGCCGCCCGATAGGCCGCTAAGACCTTCGGTTCCGCATTCACTTCATCCCGTACCGTTTGGGGCAGCTTCAGCCAGTTCGGCACCTGCGAGGAGTTCTCAATCACCACCCCGACATGCACCTCCTTCGGCACCACATAATCCACAAACCGTAACGCGACCTTACTGGCCATCCCTATCGCGGCCATTTCCGTTTGGAGCGCTTCTTTCGGACTAAGCGATCCGTCTCGCCCCGCCGCACGCGCCCGCTCTGCCAGGTCACGTAATCCGTTAGCGGTATCGAATCCCATCGCGATGGCGTCAGCGCCGTATTCGCGGAGAATCGATCGGGGCGACCCCTCGAGCCCAGAGACAGGGAAAGGGGCGGCACGGTCAGGTGATGCTGTTGAACCATAACTTTCCAGTCGAGTGCCAGACTCCGGTACAATAAGATCTTGAGCATCGCCGGCGAAAACTCCACCCATCGCCGGACCATCATCTTCCCGTGTGCCGCCGACATGTACTTGTGTCGCCGCCGCTTCACCGGCAATCCCATCGCCCGTGTCCAAATCCCAATGCACGCCCTCGGTCGCCCCGTCAGGGCCACCACCTGACTCGTCGTGTACCACCCCTTGGTGCAGAGCTTTTCTGAGAGTGACATCTGCCATACCCCCTCCCTTCCTCAAATGACCCCCCACCCCCGGTGTGTGCGGGGAGGTAAGCTGATGCTAGGCCGTGTGGCGAGTAGTGACCTAGGTGTGGGGCCTGCTAATTCCATGTTGTCCTTTGTATCTGGTGAGCTGAATGTTGTGTTCTCCCCTGACCATCCTGCTGCCCTGTCATTGAGATCTCGGACGAAGGGAGGGAGAGGCGTACGGGGGAGGCCATGCGTTTAGTCACAGTCATCCCGTGGAGCTGGAGGGGAATGAGGTTGGGTCATCTGTTTATAGGTTGGGACTTGCCACGGCAACAATCCAGGGACATGCACAATCTTGGCTGGCGACTCCGACAATGTTGCACGGCTCGTGCGCTGACACAATGTACGGAGTAGGACGACGATGGCGCGATACAATCTACCGATCACCCTGCGTGTCCTTCGTCGATGGCTTCTGTTCCTTCCATCCATCAGGGCCGTACCGACGAGCATCATCGCCACATCCTTCCATCCCCGGGAGTTCAATCTGTGTCCGTTTCTTCGTGGGTTCGCCCTTCGCTGTGCGTCGTTTCAAGCCTTGTGTTCCTTTCACCCCTTACTCTCCTATGTCTCAAGCATGCCCTCGTCGTTAAGAGGCCTTGTTGTTCGTTCTAGAGGCATGTTTGATGTGTC